CTAGGTTTCTATACTTAAACTATGTCTATATTAATTTCTTCTATAGTACTATTACCCATACTTAATTTCTACTGTAATAATTACCTGTATTATTTATGATACACGATATTTAATATAGCGATCCGTTGTTTGCAGCTTTCGCTGTTTACTCGGGATGAAATTAAGACTATGAGGTGATACTACGGATTCTATCAATACAAACAATCCAAGTTGCAGGACAAAGCCTGAATCCAGATTTCTGAACTAAAAGGTTTTGTTTCTGTGGTTGTTTGAATAACTCAACAAAAGAAATATAAAGCAAGCTATGAGATTTTAATAAGTAGAATACATCGTCTGATTCTTAAAGGGGGATGAAAGTTTACTTTCCTCTACCTTAAAGAGGTTCAGAGATGTATTATCTCTTATTTAGCTGGTTCACCTCTCGGAGGAACTAAAACTGTTCCTCTTATTAGGATGAACAAGCAGGGTTTACCACTTATAATTCCGGGTGATCTTCGTGAAGTTCTTCTGAACAAAGCGAATAATCAACTGGGTATAAGATGTTTACTATCTGTGATCTCTATATATCGGGTTTTTAAAGTAGATGTTGTTCCGGATTTCGGTTCAGTTGAAGCTCCCTTTAAAGGAGTTTCAAGAGAATTAAACCCAGATTTAATCTCCATCGCACTTAAAGAGCTCGGTATCTCTTTGAAAAATCTAAGTCAAAAGTCAATAAAATTTAATATCATGGAGACAGCTTCACCGACGGCGCCAAAAGCGACGTTAATGAGTGTCTACGATGTTTATGCATTTTGATATCATCCTTCACATATTATTAAATTTGTGAAATATAATCTCAATCTACATAGATATCTATTTGTATTGTATTTCATTGTCGTCCTCATACTTACTCTCCCCTGGGTTGTTACTACTTATATCTGAGGAAAAATCCTCTATGATAAAAGTGGTGAGCTTCCGCTAGGTCGCCTCTCAATTGTTTATGATCAAGCTGGTAAAGCGCGAGTAATTGCTATTTGCAATTACTTCATTCAGATTTCTCTGAAACCGCTTCACGATGCTATTTTCACACATCTTAAGAAGATTGAAGAAGATGGAACATTTAATCAGGAGAAACCTTTATTAAGGCTTACTTCTCTTGATTCAAATGAAAAGTACTATTGCTTTGATTTATCATCAGCAACCGATCGCCTCCCTATTGATTTTCAAAAGCAAATTCTAAATTTTCTGTCTCCTAAATTAGGAGAACTCTGAGCAGATTTACTTGCTATAGAGTGGACTTATAAGGGTAATCTTAAAAAGAATATCCCTTCCGGAAATTATAGGTATGCTGTTGGACAACCAATGGGGGCTTATTCTTCTTGAGCAATGTTAGCTTTAAGTCACCACGTGATTGTTAAGATTGCAGCATGTAAAGTTGGTATTCCAAACTTCATAGATTACTGTATATTAGGTGATGATATCGTTATTCGTAACGAGAAAGTAGCCGATCAATATAGAATTCTTATGGATGTACTTGGAGTATCGATTAACATGTCCAAATCAATAATCTCATCTGATTTTGCTGAATTTGCAAAGAGATGAATAGGTCGGGAAATAGACTATACACCTATAGGTCCTGGATTAATTATCCAAGCTTATAGAAATAAGTTTTATTTCAGCGCAATGATGGCTGAAGCCCTCCGTATTGGTATTTTCAAGAATTTTCATAACCTTGTATTTTATGTCCGGCTTTACTGGAAAGACTTAACACTCTCAAAAGGAGTGAATGTCAAGTCACAGTTAGACCAGACTAATATTGCATGTTTTGGACTTTCTTCATTAGCTAATATGGAAGTGGTAGATGCCTGTAGGGCAATTACTACTTGTTTCCCTTCCAAAGCTTCTGAAGGTATTTGACAATTGCATTCTCTAGCAAATGGTCTTACCCACTTGGCTATAGAGCAATTGCAAAGCCAAAGGCGGAGTTGCCAAGGGGATATAGAGCGTAGTATACGACACCTCATAGGGCTTTATGATTTATTCCCTATGAGTGAATTTATATACAAATTCGTAACACCTGGGTTCTGAGTATATCTTATTAAATTGATTAATCAATATAATGAGTTATTACATACAGAGGTCCCAATTCGTG